AGAGCTAAATGGACAAAATTACTATATCCGTACAAATCTTAAATCAGGTTATGGGCTATCTAGGTTCTCGTCCTTATCAGGAGGTGTATCAATTGATAACAGCCCTTCAGGATGAGGCTAAAGAACAACTTGCTGTTAAAGAGGATGAATAGTGGACTACCAGATTGTTCTTAATATCGGCGCTGGATTAATCGCATTCTTGGGTGGATGGGTATTGAATAACATCACCAAAGCCGTTGAGAGGCTTGATAACGATGCAAGAGAGTTGCCTAGGATATATGTTGCCAAAGAAGATTATCATCGGGATATAGACGCTATCAAGAGTATGTGTAAGCAGATTTTTGATAAGTTGGATAGCAAAGCAGACAAAGATGACAGGAGGTAAGGCAATTGAAATACCTACTACTTAGCTTTATGTTGTTTGGGAATGCCGTAGCTGGGACTCTTACCATCTGCCACGACACACACTTTGCTCTATGTGAGTCATCTGTCGGTCACCCCACAGGCAAGATGATTACCGTTATTAGCAACGAAGGTAAAAAGATGCAATATCCAGAGGTGGCTGTTAATTGCCCTATCGTAAAGGGTGATGCCATAGCCTATCTGGGCACAGGAACAATGGGCAATAGCTGTATCAGCAAAGACAAGAATGTGGTTTATTCCATCTGGTCTCCCATTCAACACTTTCCGCAAGAGGCTAACGCTTACTCAACCAAGACTGAAAAAGCCCAAAAAGCGGAATTTGTACAATGCCCCACCTCCTCTAAGAATACTTTCTCGCAATGCTTTAGCATGGCCTGTAAGGTAGGGAAGGTCGTTAATGGAGTGCCCACCGCAGACTGTCTGTGCCCTCAGAACTCTAATATTGAGGAAACTACGGCTGTACCATCAGGTGCCGCATTCTTTACCGTAGCTGGGCAATTCAATAAGAATGGAAAGGATGTCTGTACTAGAAACCCAGTTGGTGGGCCTGCCCCAAACTAAGGAGACGCAAATGCTAGAATTTTTAGGTAGTGGATTGTTTGGAAGCCTCTTCGGAGGACTTTTTCGTCTTGCTCCAGAACTTTTAAAGTATTTTGACAAGGCTAACGAGCGTAAGCATGAGCTTGCTATGTTTGGTCTACAGACCGACCTAGAGAAGCAACGTGGTCAGTTCTCTATGGAAGAGAAGTACGTTGACCATAGCGTAACCCAATTAAACGCCATACAAGAGGCATTTAAGGAGCAATCGGCTACCGCGTCGTCTAGTTACAAGTGGGTAGCGGCTTTATCAGCCCTAGTGCGCCCGACGGTGACTTACGTCCTATTTGGTATGTACATCTCCTTCAAGATAACCATGATGGTATACGCTATGGGTACAGGTGTTACTTGGGTGGAAATAATGAAGAACAACTGGACTATTGATGATTTCAGTATGCTGAACATGATTTTGACGTTCTGGTTCGTGGGTAGGGCGATAGAAAAATATCCAAAATGATTTCGGATGCCATTCGCCTAGCGAGTGATGCCCTCGTCAAGCCATTTGAAGGGTACGCCAAGCGATTAAGTGATGGCAGTTGTGGGGCTTACCCCGACCCCGGCACTCACGGCGCTCCTTGGACGATAGGATGGGGCTGTACTGGGAATGATATAACGCCTGATACTGTCTGGAGTAAAGACAAGGCTCAGGAAGAGCTAGACAAGCATTTGCTGTACTTTGCATCTAAGGCTATAAAGATGTCACCTAGCTTGATTGCAAGCGGAGACAGGCGATTAGCGGCAATTATAAGTTTCACCTATAACTGCGGATTGGGCAATTACCGTATATCGACCCTCAAAAAAAGGGTTGATGCTCAAGACTGGGATGGTGCCTGTGAAGAGATTGTTAAATGGAATAAAGCGTCAGGAAGAATTTTGTATGGTCTAACACGGAGGCGTTTAGCAGAATCGGCTTTACTGAGTTAGCCAAAGGGGCTAAAATGACAAATAAAAAAGGGACTTAGCAATGACCGTCGCATCGGTAATGACCTACAATTCACTCGTCGAAAACATCCAGTCCTATCTGGAGCGTAGTGACGTCGCTACTATAGAAAAAATCCCTCTATTTATTATGCTTGCGGAACAAGTAATTGCCGCAGAGATTAAGTTCCTAGGAAACCTCACAGTAGTAGAGAGCAATATGGTTATCGGTCAGGCTGTAGTTGATAAGCCTGCACGTTGGCACAAGACCGTCTCTATGAATGTTAGCGTAGCTGGAAATAAGCAACCAGTGCTACTACGTAAGTATGAATACCTGAGAGAGTATTGGCCTAACGAGGCGCTTACTGATACCCCTGCGTACTATGCAGACTATGACTATACTCATTGGTTATTGGCTCCCACACCAGACGTGGCATACGACTTTGAGATTCTGTACTACGAACGTAACCAACCACTAGACACATCTAACCAGACTAACTGGTTTACCATATACGCACCACAGGCATTGCTATATGGCTCTCTGCTACAGGCTATGCCTTTCCTGAGAAACGATGACAGGATTCCTATGTGGCAAGCTCAGTATTCACAAATTATGGGCATCCTGAAGCAAGAGGATACTCAGCGTATCGGTGATAGACAAGCCACGGTGTTAGACACATGACAACATTTGTCTCACCATTTACAGGCGATGTCATACTTCCAACGGATGTCAGCTATGCTGACTATACGCTAGACGGCGACGTACAACTGCAATGGCCTTCTGACGCTACTGGTACAGAGAACCCAGCCGCTAGGATTATGGACATTACTGGCGATACTGGCGTTCTTATCATGCCAACAGCTAATCAAGTATCAGTTGGTCAGGATGCCCTAATCCGTAACGTAAGCGGTATAGACTTTGATGTAAATAACTTCGATGGCGGAGTTATTGTAACCGTAGAAGCTGGTAAGGCTTCTTACCTATACCTGACTAGCAATGCTAGTACAGCAGGTGTCTGGGGAATTATTGACTTTGGTGCAGGAACATCATCTGCTGACGCCTCTCTATTGGCTGGCTTGGGATTGGTTGCAATCTCTACGACTCTCAATCAAAGCCACCCAACATCTTCAATATCAAATGGATATACTTTACTGGACACCGATAGAGCGCAAACCAAGATTTGGGCAAGTGGCGCTGGTACGGCAACCCTACCACTGTCAAATACTCTTGGGAACAATTGGTTCTTTATATTAAAGAACAATGGCTCTGGAACGCTTACCATTGACTGCTCTGGTGCCGAGACTATTGACGGCTTGGTAGATAAGTCATTTAATCCAGACGAGTCTGCCTTTATCATATGCACTGGCACAGAATACATTTCTGTTGGATATGGTCAGAGCAATACTTTCTTCTTTACTAATCTGGTTAAGCCAGTAACTGGTGGTACATATTACCTTACGTCTAACGAGAGCAGTTCCATCATTCAGGAGTATGTTGGCTCGCTAACATCTGATGTAACGGCAGTATATTTGCCTATTGTTAGCCTATACATAACCAGTAACCATACGACTGATAATGGCTTTACATTATCGGTAACCACAGGATTTGGCAATACAGCCGCAATCCCACCCGGACAGACTGCTTCATTGGTTTGTGATGGTACCGACTTCTTTAATGCCAATACTGTTCAGGCTGGTGCTACATCCCTCAATCTAATTGATGGAACAGTAGGAACGCCAGCTATTAACTTTGCCAACGAAACAAACACAGGTATCTGGAGGTCAGGTGCTGGTGAGATTGATATTGCTGTATTGGGTGTGAACAGACTGGCCCTAACTGCAACTGGTTTAACCGTTCAAGGGGATGGTACATTTGTTAATGGTATTTCTGGTGGAGTGTTTACGTGACCGCTAAAGTATTCGCACTAGATACACAACCCGGCATCCAACGGGACGGCACCGTCTTTGACAAGAACTTCTATAGCTCTGGTCGTTGGGTTAGGTTCCAACGTGCTAGACCGCGTAAGATTTTAGGCTTCAGAGAGATTGTTGGAGACTTGGCAGGGCCATCTCGTGGTATTTACGTTAATCCACAAAACAATTTCAATTATATTTTTAACGGATACGCTGACGGTCTTCAGGTTCTGCCTATAAATAATGATGGTGTTGGCTCTGGGGTGTCCGACTTTACGTTATCTGGATTCACCCCTAGCGTTAATAACCTATGGCAGTTTGATTCCTTGTTTGACTCACAAGGCACTGGCAACGAGACCCTGTTGGCTCACCCCGGATTAAACCTGTCTGACATTAATAACTCTACCAACACCCCAGTCCTTGGTGGTGACATAACTGGCACAACAGCGTCCCCAATTGGGGTATTTACAGCTATTGGTGGGTGCGTTAATACAGACACATTCCTAACATTAGACGCGTCTAGCATCCTAATTGGAGCTGGTCAGCTAGTCACTGGAGCATCCATCCCAGATGGAACTACCGTTGTATCTGTGGCAGGGGTTGTGGTTAATCTATCCGCCGCCGTTACTGGCACCGAGACTTCACCAACTACATTCACATTTGATAACCAAATATCAGTATCTGGTGGTGTTGTTGTGCTACACCCATACGTATTCGTATATGGCAACAATGGATTAATAAAGAACTGTGCGGCAGGTAACACAAATAATTGGGTGTCGGCAGATGCTAACGAAACTAACGTAGCATCCACTAAAGTCGTTCAAGGTTTACCAGTACGGGGCGGCTCAAATGCTCCGTCTGGTCTTTTTTGGACTCTTGATTCTCTGGTCAGGGTTTCGTACACGCCAACCACAGTTACTATAGGCGCTACCGCATCTACCTTCTACTGGAGATATGACATCATATCCAGCCAGTCATCAATACTGTCTAGCCAATGTGTTATTGAGTACGATGGTATCTATTACTGGATTGGCGTTGATAGGTTTATGCTATACAACGGTGTAGTAAAAGAAGTTCCAAATAACATGAATCAGAATTACTTCTTCGACAATCTTAATTACGATGAAAGACAGAAGGTCTACGCAACCAAGGTTCCTAGATTTGGTGAGATATGGTGGTTCTTTCCTAGTGGGGATGCAACAGAGTGCAACGACTGCATCATCTACAACATCCGTGAGAATTGTTGGTATGACGCTGGAACTGCCGTTGGAGCAAGGCGCTCTGCTGGATACTTCTCTCAAGTATTCCGCTTTCCTGTAAATGCTGACACAGAAATCAATGACACTGGAGCTGTCAATCTATTTACTATAAGCAATGCTGGTTCTGCGTACACCGATGGAACTTACCCTCTTACAGAATTAGTGGGTGGCACTGGCACTGGCGCATACGCAGATATTACCGTTTCTGGTGGTGCTGTTACGGTAGTTATTATAGCTATTCGTGGTCTAGGTTATACGGTAGGGGATACCTTGACTTGCCCAACCCTACCAGCTGGTGGTGACTTTGAGATTACGCTTACCTACGTTATGAGCTATGTGTCGCTGTGGCAACATGAGTTTGGAGTAAATTCTGTTAAGGGTATTGCTGTGGTAGCCATCGAAAGTTTCTTTGAGACTAACGACCTAGGTTGGTTAGCTGGAGGCCCTTCACAGCCATCTATGATGGGTGAGAACAAATGGATTAGGGTAGAAAGAATTGAGCCTGACTTCGTTCAGGTTGGTGAGATGGAGTGCTACGTAACTGGTCGTCCCTATGCTCAAGCAGACGACGAGACTACAGGCCCTTACTTATTCGACCCAGACACACACAAGATTGACATGAAGGAACAGCGTAGAGAGATGCGCCTAAAGTTTGTGTCTAATACGCTTAATGGCAACTACCAAGTTGGTAGGCTACTGCTTAACGCAACCTTTGGAGATGTTCGTGGCTATTAATACCGCCCCAATAGTTGACCCACGCCATATGGATTTCCAGTATTGGGCAGAGATTATGTGTGACCAGTTTGCTGCACAGCAACTAGAGATACCTAGCAAGGACACGGATTGGAAGAGGTGGGCTAACGGTCTCAAGGCTATCGACATATTCAACAACGAAGGTATGCCAGACGCATCTGCATTTGATAATTGGAATGAATGGGCTGAGGCTTTGGTGTTAACAGTTAACATAAGTAGGGCGGCATGATTAACTTCATTGACCTATTTAATGCTGTATCTAAGACATCCAGACCGTCTCATTGTAGAAATGCTGTAGCCACCTCTATGAGTGACTCGTTTGAGGATATAGGCATAGACAGTTTAGATGGACTAGTAATGATGATGTACCTCACTGACGTATATGGCGTCAGCGAGGAAGTATCCAAGGGATGGGTGCCAACCACACTACAGGAGATATATGACCTCCTGATGGCACACAAGACTAAAGAGCCTACCTCAATAGATGACGTAATAGACTACATTAAATGATTTACCTAACCCACTATAGGTCACTGTCAACAACGAATGCAGAGCTATTCGATGATGTCGTGTACCCACAGAGAGTGCATTGGTTCCCAGAGATTTACGCCAAG